CTGGATGACTTTGCTCGCCTGAGCATCATCCGTGCCCTGGGCGGAACGGAAAAGGAGTTGGAAAACGAATGAGCTTTGAACCCATTATCAAGGCGGCCTACGTGGAAAAACAGGCCGTGGACGAGGCGGAGCTGGCGCTGATCAATGCCCAGACACTGACGCCCAAAAGCGCGGAGAGCCTGTTCGCTTTCCGTCTGCGGGCCTGTGACAATCAGGTGGACCGGGATCTGGAGCGCTTTACCGACCGGACACTGGATCAGCTGGCGGAACTCTTTGTGGGACGGCCGGTGCTGCGGGACCACAACTGGAGCGCCAGCAGTCAGACGGCCCGCATCTATGCCGCCGGCACGGAAATGCGGGAGGGCGTGAAGATGCTGATCCTGCGGGCCTATATGCCCCGTTCCATCCGGACGGCCAACACCATCACGGACATTGAGAGCGGTATCCTGCGGGAGGTCAGCGTGGGCGTTGTGGTGGAGCGGATGGTTTGTTCCATCTGCGGCGAGGACTTCCTAACCTGCCCCCATCATCGGGGCGAGGAATACGAGGGCAGAAAATGCCATGTGGAGCTGGACAACGCGCTGGACGCCTACGAGGCATCCTTCGTGGCGGTACCGGCCCAGAAGGATTCCGGCGTGGTGAAGCGCTACGAGGCCAAGGGGAAAACTAAGGACCCCAGCCCGGCGGAGCCCGGGCATGAAAATAGCCAGGCGCAGCAGGAGGCGGAAGCTCTGCAGGCTCTGGAAGAACATCGATATGGAGGAATGTGAGATGTACAACACTTTGCTGGAACTGAAGAACAAGCGCGAAACCCTGCTGGCCAAGGGCAAGCAGCTGATCGCCGAGAAGAAGTTCGACGAGCACAAGCAGCTGGTGGAGGGTGACCTGGCCAAGCTGAACGAGGAGATCGACGCGGTGGAGAAGCAGCTGGCCGAGGAGGGCCGCTTCTCCGACATGGATGAGCACCTGAAGGGTCTGCACGACGGCCTGCAGCGTCAGCGCGAGGATGAGAAGACCCTGAAGACCCTGGACGGGATCCGCGGCAGCAACGAGTATGCCCGTGCCTTCCTCAAGGCCATGGCAACCGGCGCCACCGTGAAGCACTCCCGCAGCGTGGAGGCTCTGGCACCCCTGTACAAGGCCCTGACCATCGCGGGCGGCGACCCTGCCGGCAGCGACGGCGGCTTCCTGGTGCCCGCGGAGTTTGACAACGCCATTATTCGCGCATCCAAGGAGTATCTGGATCTGTCCACCCTGTTCAATGTGGAGCATGTTACCAGCTCCAGCGGCTGGCGCGCCGTGGAGATCGGTACCCCCACTGCGCTGCCCAACGTGGATGAGATGGGTACCATCGGCAAGGCCGACCAGCCCAAGTTCGCCAAGGTGCCCTACAGCGTGAAGAAGTTCGCCGACCGCCTGCCCATTTCCAGCGAACTGCTGGAGGACGAGAGCGCCGGCCTGCTGGCTTATGTGGCTGACTGGTTTGCCCCCAAGTACGTGCTGACCAAGAACACTCTGCTGCTGCCCATGCTGACCGGCCTGACCAAGACCGTGGAGCTGACCGGCACCCCCGACAAGGTGCTGCGCCAGGCACTGATCAAGCAGCTGAACACCGCCCACAGCCGCACCGCCACCCTGCTGACCAACCAGAGCGGCTACGCCGAAATGGACGGCTGGGAGGATGGCAACAACCGTTCCCTGCTGGTGCCCGACCCTACCGCGGCACAGGCCATGCGCTACCGCGGCCGCCCCGTGGTCTACGGCGACGACACCGAGCTGACCGAGAAGGCCCTGTATGTGGGCAACTTCAAGGCTCTGGGTACCCTGTTCGTTCGCAAGGGCATTGAGATGGCCACCACCAACGTGGGCGGCGACGCATGGGCCACTGACTCCACCGAGGCCCGCGTGATCTGCCGCATGGATGCCAAGGAGGTCTTCAAGGATGCTGCCTTTAAGGCTACCTTCGTCGAAGGCGCTGACGGCTGATACCGGGAGGTAGACCATGAAGAGCGATAATTCTGTGAAGCAGGTCGGCCCCGAGCAGATCGAGCCTGCACAGGCTGAGCCCATTCAGCCCGATCCCGATCAGCGTGCAGCTGTTTCTGAGCAGCAGGAAGAAATCGTGCAGGCAGCACGGTTTGTCGTGAAGTCTGAACGGCTGAATCTGCGTAATGGTCCCGGCCACCAGTTCGGCGTTGTGGATGTTCTTCAGCGCGGTACGGTCGTTGAGGTTCATGCCCTGCCTCTGGGCGTGGAGGTCCCCGGCTGGGAACTGGTTTCCACCGGCGATTCTCTCATCGGCTGGGTGGCAAGACCCTTTATCGAGACTGTGGAGGAGTAAGATATGGCGCTGGAGGATAAAGCCCTTGAAATGTCCTTGATGAATTACTGTAAGCAGGATGATCTCACCCCAGACGATGCAGATTTTCTGGAGGAGTGTTATCTGGCGGCGGTGGACTACATGGCCGATGCTGGCGTGAGTATTCCTCAGGCTGGTACAGGCCGTTACGCCAAATATATGCTTTGCATCAAGCCCATCGTCCTGGATATGTGGGACAACCGCGGTACACAGATCTCAGGGGTCACGATGGTAGAAAATGAGTCCTTCAAGCGCATCAAGAACCAACTGAAACTGACCGAACCGGTGTCGGAATACGACACCGGCTCCGGCGGTTAAAGGAGGCGGCACCATGGAACTGTACGTAAACGCGGGGGAACTGAAGGAGCGCATCCGCATTGTGGAACGAAACACTGAGCGGGACGCGGACGGCTACGAGGTGCGCAGGGACGATCCTGCCTACTGGAAGGATGTCCACACCTGCTGGGCCAGATTCTCTCAGCCCAGCGGCACAGAGACTGTCCGCGCCGGTGCAGACTTCGCTGTGGAGAAGGGCCGGTTCCTGATCCGCTGGACGAAGAAGCCCATCCACCGGAAAATGTTCATCCTGTTCCGGGGTCGGGAGTGGGAGATCGTCTACATCAACGACTACGGCGGTCGGAAGTACATGGAGATCTGGTGCGAGTGGAGCAGCGGAAAGGACGGTGCTGCAGATGAGCGTGAATGAGACCATCATCGCGGCGGTGACGCCTGTGGTTCCCATCTGCGTGCCGGACATGTACACGGGTGAGGCGGAGGAGTACTGCACCTTCAACTATCCGGAGATTCCGGAGTGCTTCGGAGATGACCGACCCACCCTTTACCGCTGTCCCGTGCAGCTGCACTACTACTGTCCGAAGGGCTGGAACAGCCTGCCCAAGCGCCGGGCGCTGCGCCGGGCCATCCTGGACGCGGATTTCACCGCGCCGGAGGTCGAGAATGCCAGCGACGAGGATGGACAGCACTTTGTATTCGAGTTTGAGGTGCTGGGAGGTGTGTGAGCATGGCGGAGTTCTCCTTTTCCGGTATCGATGAGCTGATGCTTTCTATGCAGGAGGTGGCCGAGATCCCCGACGAGGTCGTGGATGAGATGCTCAACGCTCAGGCGGATGTTGTCGTCCGTGCGCAGAAACGCAAAATCCGACAGTACCGCATCTACGATACGGGTACCTCTCAGAGAGCTGTCAAGAAAGGCAAGGTTAAGCTGAGTAAGGACGGGAAACGGGTGTTGTATGTTGCCCCAGCAGGTGTCCGTGTTCGGGGAAAGGAAAAACTGTCCAAGACCCGAAACGCCGAAATCCTGTTTGTGAATGAGTTCGGCAAACGGGGAAAACAGGCTCGTCCGGCAATTCGCGACGCAAATGAATTGTCGGCGGCCGAGACCACTGCGGCGGCTGCTGAAGTCCACCACAGATGGTTGGAATCCAAAGGATTATAGGAGGTAACCTATGAGCCAGTATGGCGCATTTGAGGGCCGCTGGGCCCCCATTATCGCAGAAACCGAGGGCGCTCTGCCCACCTACGGCAATGCCGTGAGTCTGGGGGCGCTGAGCGGTGTCACAGATGCACTGACCTTCGCTAAGCTTAAAGCGGAAGGGGATGACCGGGTGGTGGACAGCCTGGACGACTTTGTTAGCGGCACGGTGGACATCGCGTATGACGCCGGCGTCACCAATGAAGCGCTGGCCGCCGTTTACGGTACCACGATTGGGGAGGACGGTGATCTGGCCTTCGGCGTGGACGACCATCCGCCCTATGGTGGATACGCCTTTATGCAGCGTATGGTTCGGGGCTCCGGTGCAGATGCCGAGAAGTTCTTTCAGGGCGTGCTCTATCCCAAGATCAAGGCGGTGCCCCAGGGCAAGACCTACAACGGCAAGAAGCAGTCCGGTACCACCCTCACCGGAGACAAGATCCACGCAGACATGGAGGCGGCGCTGAACGGTAAGTACAGGGTCTTCTCTTCGGAGTTCAAAACCAGGGCAGAGGCCATCGCATGGCTGGATGGCAAAATCCCCAAGGCGGCAGCAGCTGCAGCATCTGAGCCCGCTGAGGGCACCGATTAACGGCAAAAAGCCGGCCGCTCCGGCGGCCGGCTTTTTGCACAGGTAAAGGAGAATTATGAGGACTATCAAATTTGAATTTTACGGCGAGACCTACCATCTGCGTCTTACCAGCGCGGCGCTCTATGACATCTATGAGAAGTTCGGCAGGGAGGCCTCCGTTTTTGAACATATCTCCGGCAGCGACAAGGCAGCCTTTGAGGCGGTGTGCTGGTATCTGGCCAAGCTCAGTGAGCAGGGCGAGCTGACCCGGCGCTGGCAGGGCATGGAGCCCGGCAAGGTGGCCACGGAGGAGCAGCTGCGCATCCAGATGACGCCGGCAGATCTGCCGGGGGCCAAGATCGCGCTGCTGCGGGCCCTGGATCTGGGCTTCGGTCGTGAGGTGCCCGACGAAGAACCGACGGATATCGGTCTTGCAGAATTGCAAAAAAAAACGACGCCGGAGGCGGCAGAGCCCGGGCGCGGTTCCTGCAGGTGGCTACGCAGGTGCTTCGCCTTTCTCTGCGGGAAGCCTTCCTGCTGACCCCCGGCGAATTCAGCGACCTGACGGAGCTGGAGCTCCGCAGGAGAAAACCCAGGGAGGAGGGTTGATGTGGGCAAGCGAGTGATCGCCACACGGTTGACGGTAGATGGAGAGAAAGAATACAAGCAGCAGATGGAGAATATCAACCGACAGCTGCGCACGCAGAAGACAGAGCTTGGATATCTGGAAGCCGCTTACCGGGGCCAGGCCAATAGTCTGGAGGCACTGACGGAGAAGGATCGGGTCCTTCGGGAGCAGTACGATCAGCAGTTGGAGAAGGTCAGGGCGCTTGAAGAGGCCGTGAAGGATTCGGCCAAGGCCTTCGGCGAGGAAGATGCCAAAACCGATCAGTGGCGGCAGACTTTGTTCCGGGCCAAGAAGGATCTGAAGAATCTGGAGGACGAGCTGCAGGACACCGAGAAGTACATGAAGGAGGCCGAGGAGAGCACCGACAAGTGCGCCAAGTCCATTGACGAGTTCGGCCGGGAAGTGAAGGACGCCGGCGGGAATCTGGGAAAGTTCGATGTCCAGCAGCTGCTGGGTAGTCTGGAGGACATGAAGGCACTGGTTGCCGGAGGTGTTGCCGGAGTGGCTGTCGGTGCAATCAAGGAGCTGGGCGGCGCTGTTCTGGAACTGGAGGAGTCCACCAGAGAATGGCGCAGTGTCATGGGCTCTCTGGAGGTTTCCAGTCAGGCGGCCGGCTACACGGCGGAGGAGACTGCCGAGGCATACGACCGTCTGTACGGCGTGCTGGGTGACTTCCAGACCACCGCCACCACCATCGCCAACCTGCAGGCCATCGGCATGGAGCAGGAGGACCTCATTACGGTGATCGACGCCGCCACCGGCGCCTGGGGCAAGTACGGCGACTCCATCCCCATCGATGGACTGGCGGAGAGCATCAACGAGACCATCCGCAGTGGGCAGGTGACCGGCACCTTTGCCGACATCCTCAACTGGGGCAGCGACGAGCTGGAGACCTTCGGCGTGCAGCTGAAGGAGGACACGGAAGCCAACAAGGAGTGGAACGAGGCCGTTCTGGAGTGCAAGACCTCCGAGGACTATTTCAACCTTGCGCTGCAGAACTGTGAGACCCAGGCAGAGCGCACCCAGCTGATGCTGCAGTTCCTGAACGAGCAGGGGCTTGCCAAAAACGGCGAGGCATGGCGTGAGGTAAACGCCGACATCGTGGCGGCCAATGAGGCTCAGGCCCGCATGGAGGCCGCCATGGGCCAACTGGGCGAGGCCTGCGCCCCCCTGGCAACGGCGCTGCGAAATCTGGGCGCCGGCGGACTTGAACTTGTCGCAAGAGCGATTGATACCACGATTGACAAGGTGCGGAACCTGATCGGCAAATTCCGGGAGATGCGGTCCGCATCGAATGATGCCAATGCATCTCTGTATGTTGGAAAGCAGGGGGATGACAATTCGATCCATGGCAGCCACGCTGCAGGTCTGGAGTTCGTTCCCTTTGATGGATACCGGGCAGAGCTGCACTACGGCGAGCGTGTCATGACGGCCGCGGAGAACTCCGCGCTGGACACGCTGGACCGGGCCGTGGCGGCTCTAGGCGCCGGCAGGGTGTCCGAATCCAACACCCCGCAGACCATCCGTGTCACGGTGCCTGTAGTGTTGAACGGCCGAACATTGGGCGAGACCGTGACGGAATTCCAAACCAATGAAGGGAGGGCCAACGGATGACCGATTATCCTTTTGACCTTAATGGTGTGGACTTTACCGACATCGTCCACAAGCGGGGCTACCAGACCGACCGGCAGCCGGTCTATACCGGCAAGTTTACCGATCTGGACCAGGTGGATCACTACGTGGTGGAGCGCTGGCGGGGTTTTGCAAGCATTCCCACCAACGACCTGAAGGCGGAGCGTGCGGCACAGCTGGCCGCAGAGCTGATGAAATCCCCGCTGCAGGTAGGATACTGGAGCTTCCAGCTGAAGAAGAAAGTCACGGAGACCATGGTGCTGGAGAAGATGCCCCAGCAGCTGAAGATGCAGACGCCACGGGCTGACTGGATTAGCGCCATGGTGTTGAGCTTCCGGGAG